CACCATATTTGCGATCTCTGTTACTTCTTGCTGTGAGTTTTTGGATTTCGTTGTTTCTTTTCCCCATATTTCCTCATTTAGACGTAGCTCGGCCCTTGTTCGCTATGCTATACCATGCTCTCGTGGGTTCTCACATCCAGAGGCTTTGTAGCAAGTTTAGAACATTCTCTCTGTAGGAATTACATCTCTACAGGAGTGGATTCTTAGAACGATCAAGGAAAGAGTGGCATTGCAAAAAAGATCAAGATTAACTCTTAAATGGGTTTTTCCTGATCTGTTTTGCATCACCACTCTCTTACGTTTGAAATAAGGGCCACAACTTTCAAAATCCTCTTATCGCTCTATCAGGGCTTTAATGCTCCCTCGATAGCTTTCATCTAAACCTTCAAAGTGCGCTTGGGTTTGTTATGAGATTGCTCTCACTCAACGCTGCTATAAACTCCGTTGATTCACTCGCTTACTCTTCACTCTTACGATTCAACCGTGATGGATTTTTTAGGATTTAACGTAGCTAATTGTTGAGATGAATCTCGCAAGCTAGAAATCTTTGTCTGTCCCCATCTTCTCAACAGCAGGAATTTGCTGTGTTCTGGGTCTTAAATTGATTTACAAGAGTTTCAGCCCCAACATCCTCTTGCTCAAACGCTAAAACGTATGAGGTGTCTTTGAAGGGATAACGCTGTCAGATTCAGATGAACCTTTCAAGTCGAATATGTTTGTTGCAGAGCGAATTAAATCTGTAATTGTCTGTCTGCCCAATGAGTGAGCATTTGATTTGTCGAGTCATAAAGTTGTGGGGCCACAACTTTATTCTTGCAACGAGCTGGACCTTGAGTAAACCTGTGAATGCTTCTTGGCCATTGACGGTGGATCGCAAGCTCCACCCGAAAAGAATGTTGAACCAATAGATGGCCCACGGTTCAACCCTCACTCAGAGAGGTCTAGCGAATTTGGCTCCGTAACAACGCAATATCTGAGAAACGGGCCGTAAGAACCAGCGAAAGCTGGTTTTTGTGTTTCTGGGCTGGTAGCATTTAGATAGCTTTTTTCTTTGCCTTTGCCATAGGCTCCGACCCGATCAGAAATGGTCGGGTTTTTTATAGCCCGCGAGATTTGTGTCTGTCTTTTGGTTTTGGGATCTCGAGCCCATCAATCACCTCGTCACCCTTCTTGTCTGGCCACTCTTTGCGGCAATAGCCACAGCCGGGGCACTTCTTCCACTTTTCTGATTTTAGTTTTTGGTCTGGGTGATCAAGCAGGTAGGCTCCACAACGGGGGCAGCTAAAACTCATTTATGACATCCTTGTCGATAAGGTTGTGACAGAATCTTAAATACTCTTCGTCACAAGGAGGCTCCGAGTGCAAAGCCAGATCAAAGTCGGAGATCCTGTTCAAATATATGGCTACGGGATGAGCCAACATCAAGAGAACAGCGAAGTGGGATTGTTTGAGGGTGAGCGAGCCATCGTCAGCCGATAAAACAGAAAACCAAAGACGTTACAGAACCAAGTGACAGAAGTTTTTGTGATATGTTTGACACGTTCAACAATGTGAATGGCCGGATGATCGTTGTAAGGATGGATGATCCAGATGATCGCTCAGTGGTTGAAGTGCATTTTTTTCAATGTGTGCCCACTAAAAAGGACGTTCTCTTTTAGCTTGAGTCCCTCTTATAAGCATAGTAAGACCAGTCCACATTCAATTCTCGTAAAAGTCTGTCCCCAAACCGACTCTAAGAATTGATGAAGCGGGTCAGGGTTATTACCTGGCCCTTTTTTTTTGACAAACGATCTAACAGATTCTAATAGTTCATAACGCAAAGGTTTGGGGATCACATGAATCAAAAACAACTCGAAGAGTATCTTTACACTCTCGTCAACAAAGACGAGGTGCTCGATATTAAGATGACTGAATATACGATGGAGCACAATTCTCATCGGTTCGGCGGCGAGACCCCAAAGATGAAGATAGGATTTGTCGGTCGCCTCAAAAAAGGTGGGATCGCTAGATTCAACATTGAGTGTGATTCTCTTTCTCTCAACGCTGGAGCTAGAACGACCGATCTGATCGAAAAAGTAAAAGCGACCAAGGCTCGAAAAATCAAAGAGCGTGATGAGAAGATCGACTTCAAAAAAGAATTGAAGGGCTTATGATCAAAATTGATGGCTACCGACTCGCCAACGAAGTCAGAAACGCTCTGCCATACAATCAACAGTGGAACGACAACACCTCTCCACAGTCAGAGTTTGTCAGGGCTCTCGGCAATGCTCTCAACAATCAGCTCAATGATGGTCAGGGAATGGATCACGATTTCCGTCGCCGCATTGATCACGTTGAGGGTGTGCTGAACGCACTTTGCAAAGATGTCGAGAGCGTCGGCAAGGCACTCACCGGAGATGATCGGTCTGGGCACTTTGAAGCCTTAATGAGTCAGCACTCAAGCCAAATGCAGAGGTCCCTTGAAAAATATGTCGAGGATTTAAAGGGGACAAAAGATGCTTTGATAATAGGTTTCGATAAGATTTTAGAAGAGAACAGGCAGCAAATGCAAATTGAGATGCAAAACAAGATCGCACAACTTAAACAGGAATTTATGAAGGAGTTATCACAGATATGAGTAAACCAGAAAAAGGCAGACCAGCGCGGATCAGCTATAAGAATTTTGCCAACGGACAGGTCTCGATCATCGAGGCTCAGGTGAGGTTTCATTGTTGGGGAATCCGAAAATCAAAAATGTCAGATCAAAAACCAAAAGGCTTAGAGGTCTCAGAGACCGTGGGCATTTGCGAACTTGAGGACGGTGCGATCAGACTCGTTCAACCAGAGCGCATTAAATTTTTAGACAAAGGATCAGCCAATGTATCTCCATGAAATTTATAAGGCTGGTCACAGAACGGCGCGAAGACTCTCGTGGAAAAACTCTCATTTGATTTTTTTGTCAGAGAAAGAGGTTGAGATTTGGTCTGAGAACGGCCCAAGTCGTTATTCGGTCGAAGATGTTGACTGTGGAGAGTTTGTCCCTTGCAATCAAGAAGGTTTCAGCGAGAGACCGAGGAGGGCTATTGAACCCATTTCGACCAATCCATAAAGTTATAGATGCGCTAAAAACTTTGATACCAGATGAGTATGAAAACAAAACTGATTTGATCTATGAGCTTGAAGAGATCAAATCCTCAGCCGCTTACGCGGCCCCCAAACTTACAGTGATGCTTTGGGATCGGCTGTGCGAGGCTCTTGAGACCCTTGGCGAGCCCGGCCAAGATAAATGGAAGCAGGACATCAAAGACCTCATATCCTCTAAAACCGACTACAGAACTATTTTAGGAGAATAAAACCAAAAACCAAAAATCCTTCGTATAACTTGGCGAGGTGATTTTATGTGGGTTCAGGTTTTCGGCAGTCCCGGCTCGGGCAAAGAAGAAATAGTTAATATGCTCACACGCCGAGGCTTTGAACATTTAAAGCCAAAGCCTCTAAAAAACCAAATCGACAGCTTTGTCGGCCAACACAGGTTTCTTTCACAAAGGATCGCTCTGGATATTCAGGCGGCCAAAGTAGCCAACAGAAAAAATATAGTCACAGTTCATGGGACTCACGACACCCACCTCGTTTACTCTAAGGTCCTTTTAAAACAAGAGCGAATCACTCAGGCAGAATTTGATGTGTTGGACTTTTTATATCAAGAGGTCTCGCCAATTCTTGAGCCGCCCAACTCAGTGGTGTTTACAAAGACCTCTGAGATGAACGCAAGTGCCCGTGCCAGCCTTCGTGGCGCGACCCTACCGCCAGACTTCAGGGACTATTTTGCGGCCTACACAGGGCTTGCGGGCTCGGTCAAGCTGCCAATGGTAGAGGTGGACTTTGATCTAGACATGGACATTATTAAAAAAGATTTTGAATTTAATTTTGCGTCACTCCGCACAACGGCGGTCGTGGCCCAAACGCTTTGGCAGAGGGACTTCCTCAGAGGAGATAGAAACGATGGAATTTGATTGGAATGTAAAACGCAATGTTCAAACAATCTCGACCAATAATATCATACAAACCCAAAGCCTTTCTCCGAAAGAGGTATTAGCCAACGGGGGAAATCGTGTCCAAGCAGAACAAGTTATTGCGTCCCTTTGCGTGGCTGTCACCGAGCTTATCCGACTACAAGAAGAAGCATCCAACCGAATAAACCAAATGTATGAACGAATGGGGAAGAGCAATGCAATCAGCAGTGAAGCGACTCGAATCGAAGAACAGCCAGCAAAATGAACAAGTACAACTGGAATTTGATTTCCAACCAGACTTTTCTGGCAATCAACTAAGTTTCGAGATTGAATATGAAAACACAGAAATTCATAAACCTTCATTCTCATACAGAGGCGAGCCTCTCGGACGGCTTATTCTCGCCCAAGAAGTGGGTGGAAGCTCTCAAGGACAAGGGCTTTAGAGCCCACACCGTCACTGATCACGGCTCAATGGCGAGCCTTTTGGCTTTTTACAAGCTAATGAAGGCCGAAAATATGATCCCCCTTTTGGGGTGTGAGTTCTATTATGTCGATGAGCCAACGATCAAGACCTCTGAGAATCGCAAAGCCTCTCATTTAATTTTGATCGCCAAAAATTATGCTGGCTTTCAAAATATGCTCAAGATGTCCAAGCTCTCTTACACTGACGGCTATTACTACAAACCACGCATTGGCAAAGAGTGGCTCGAAGAGTTCGGCAAAGATGTCGTATGCCTATCAGCCTGTCAGGGCGGCGTTCTCTCAAACGAGGTGTGGCGCGAATCTAAAGGCGAAGAGTCTCTTGGTTTAGAAAAACGCTTTGATCAATTCTCAAATCTTTTTGGCAAAGATTTCTATGTTGAGTTCCAAGGTCACAACACGATCAACGAAGACCCATCAACGGGCGAAGAGTTCAATTCTCAAGAGATGATCAACCGAGCCCTCTATGATCGGTTAAAAGATCGTAAGGGGTTCCAAGCAATCGTGACCAACGATTGTCACTACATAATTAAAGAGCACTCTGAAATCCAAAAAGTTATCAAAGATGTCTCGTGGGGCAAAGCCGGAGTCGGCGAATCCTCGACAGTCACAAAAGATCACTCATGCGATTCTCTCTGGTTAAAGTCGGGCCGACAGGTATATGACACGTTCAAAGAGCACCATGAATATCTGCCAGACAGTTTCGTCAAGGAAGGTATTTTGAGGACAGAGGAAGTCCTCGAAAAGTGTAAGGACCTTGAGCTTCCAAAAGATAAAAGGTATTTGCCAAAGTTCCGACCAACAAAAGATTCAAAGCAATTATTTAAAGCTCTCACGATCAGAGAGTTCAAAAAGTTTTTGGCCAACAAGGCCCTCCACCGTGCGACCGAGGCTGAGTATGTGGCCAGATTTAAAAAAGAGTTCAAGGTTATCGCCAAGTACAACTTGGAAGATTATTTTTTGATCGTGTGGGACCTGATCAGATTTGCCAACACCAAAAACATTTACTCAGGACTTGGACGTGGATCTGCGGCTGGTTGTTTAATCTCGTACATCCTCGACATCGTTAAAGTGGATCCCCTCGAACACAAGCTCCTCTTTGAGCGGTTCTTAAACGAGAACAGATGTGAGACCGGAGAGCTTCCTGACATCGACTTAGACTTTGAATCCGAGAGACGTGGTGAGATCAAAGAATATATTTACAAGACTTATGGCCACGACAACGTGTGCGAGATCGGCACCTATGGTCGCATGAAGCTGAAGACCTCACTCATCGACTTTGCCAAAGCACTGGGCGCGGCTTCGCACAAAGAGATCCATGAGATCACGACAAAGCTTGATCTGGACAAAGAGGATGTTGACGACCTGGACGCGGCGATTGAGTTTGACCCTCGTCTTGGGGTTTTGATGAAAAAATCTCCAAAGCTTAAGTTCATGGTTGAAGAGATCGTGGGACAAATTAAATCACAAGGCGTCCATCCGGCTGGCGTCGTTATCTGTTCAGAGTCGGTGTCTAACATCACGCCCGTTAAAACTCAGAAGAACAACAAAGAGGGCAGCGAGCGAATCCTGGCGACACAGTCAGAAGACAAGTATGTGATCGCGCAAGGCCTAATGAAGGTCGATGTCCTCGGCCTCAAAGAGTACGACGTGATTCACTACGTCCTTGAGAACGCGCCAACGATGTTGACCCGTGAAAATTACGTTGAAAAAATTATGACTGCCGAACGAAACAAGCCGGACGAGCGGGTATGGAAGATGTTCCAAGAGGGTAAGACCGAGGCCGTATTCCAATTTGCATCTGACGGGATGAAGGGGTTGTTAATCCTTATGAATCCGACAGAGGTGAAAGACCTTATCGCGGCGAACGCCCTGTATCGGCCAGGTTGTCTGGCGAATGGATGGCATCTCGACTATTGCCGACGTAAGGCAGGGGAAGAAGATGTTGAGTACGTTCACAAGGATGTTGAAGCGGCACTGGGCGACACTTACGGGGTTATTGTTTTTCAAGAACAGTTTATGGAGGTTATTCACCGACTTGGGGACATCCCCTTGGTTGACGCCGACATTATACGTTCCGCACTTGGCAAGAAAGACAAAGAGAAGTTGGGAAAATTCAGAGATCGTTTTGTTGCGGGTGCCAGTAAGCTCATTGGCAAAGCCGAATCTGAATCTCTGTGGAGCAAAATTGAAGAGGCCTCAGGGTATTCCTTCAACAAGTCCCACTCGGCGGCGTACTCGGTCCTTGCATACATCTCCCAGTATTTAAAAGTCTATCACCCATCTTATTTTTGGGCCGCCCAGCTTCATTGGGACATCAACAAAAATAAAGCCGAGGACCTTTTGGTCGATCGACGTGCGGCTCAAGATATGGGTGTGAAATACATCCTGCCGGACATCAATCAGTCCCAAGAGAAGTTCTTTGTCACAGGCAAAGAAGAGATCGTGTGGTCTATCCGTTCAATCGGTTCGGTCGGACCAAAGGCGGCCACAGAGATCATCAAGAATCAGCCTTACGCGAGCTTTGAAGATTTTTACAAACGTGTGAACAAATCAGTTGTGAAGTTTAATATCATCGAGAAACTGATTTACGGTGGGGCTTTTGATTCCATTGAAGATCGACGAGCTTGTATTAAGAGTCTATACACCATGGCCAACGCCAAGAAGTCGGCAAAAAAGCGTCCGATCCCATCCCCATCTGAAGAACAAATAATGATGCGATTCCGCGATTCGATCGGATTCTTTGAACGCCAGCTTAAAGAGCTTAAGGGAAATTTCTCTCCGAGTGTTAAGACCGAAGAGGAACTTAGAGACGCCAGCGACGGCGAATCAATCAGTGTTGGCGGCGTGATCACCGACATCCGTGTCATCCAAACCAAAAAGAAAGAGCCGATGGCTTTTGTCACGGTTATGGATCTCGATGAGATCATTGAGATCACCGTATTCCCAACGCAATTTGTCAGATACAGAGACCTTCTAAAGAAAAACACCATTGTTGAGGTCTTTGGGACCAAAAACACCTACAACGACAAACAAAATGTGGTTGTAGCCAACATTTTTGAAGAAAAATAACCAGAAATCGAAAGTTCTTCGTAAAACTATAGTGGAGAACAAAGATGGCAAGAGACTTATCAATCGAGATCAAAGACCTCGTCCCAGAGACGGTGACTTTAAAGCTTCGGGCTGATCTCAAAATCACAGAAGACATAGACACCGAGATCGACATTGCGGCCATCAACTTTGGCTACTATGCGATTCTGGCCGAGAAGGCCGACACCAGATACCAGAAGATCAAATTCGCGTTCGATGCGTGGCAAGCTGATAAAGAGGCCCGAGCCCTCAGGCTTCGGCAAGCTGAGGGTCTTAAGTCATACACTGAGGCGCAGATGAAAGCGCACATCCGATCACAGCCAAAGTATCGTGGATTCCAGCTTGAGCTGATCGACCTAGATGAGCAGAGGCGCATCCTTAAAGTTATTTCAAAAGCGTTCGAAATGAAGAAAGACATGGTTCAAAGCAAGTCGGCAAATCGTAGAAGCGAAATTAAAGTGCCGTCCGGCAAACCGAGGGAGTGATATGGAATTGACAACAGAGACCAAGACAAAAAAGAAGTCAGCCGTACTTGCTGGCAAAGCCTCAAAAGAGGCTGAGAAAAGCATCGAGCTTGCTCGCGACTATTATTGTCAGATGCAGCGTGATTGGTTCATGTTCGCAAAGCAGGTTAAAGAGATACGGGATAAAAATTATGCCGACTATCTCGGGGATGAGAGTTTTTTAAAATTGTGCGAGCGAGAGTTCCCACAGGTCTCTTACACCACGATCTCAAAGTTCATTCTTATCGTTGAGCGGCTTGGTGATCAGATCGAGAGGCGTTTAGAGAAGGACGAATACCGTCTTCCATCTTACACGTCCTGTTATCAGCTCACGACCATCGAATCAAAAGTAAAAGATGAGGATTTCACAAAGTTAAGGAAGCAGCTTTTAGACGAGAAGCTCACCGAGAAATCTTTTAGAGAGAGAGTCCAAGAGCTTGTCACTGTGGCCAAGAAACAGTTGAGAGCAAAGATTGAAGCTGAGGCTGATCACTACATTGAAAAAACTCAGCGCGAACTAGATGAAGAATTAAAAAAAGACCCAAGCTGGGAAGAGGATTCCGAATCAAGATTTAGCGATGAGGACTTTGACCCAGAGGGCGTGGACCTTGAAGAGGTTGAGGTTGATGAGGACGAGGAAGATGATTCGGCGAGCACCCATGCCAGTCTTCTCGCTCGGATCGACTATTTGGAAGAGAACCTTCCAGACTATGCAGACCAAGTAGAAAAAATGGACAAGCCCAACAAGCTGATCTTAAAAAGGCTGAAAAAGTTCCAAGTTGTTTTAGATGAAGCAATAACCACTCTTGAAGAGAAATAAAGGAGACCCCATGTCAACGAGTACGAGTAAAAAACAGGCCCTATTAAAGAAGATGCTGGCCCAGACGGCAAAGATCCGTAAGGACAGCGAGAGCAAAGGCAATTACACAAAGATCGACTGGTTTATTCCACAAAAAGGTGAGAATCAAATCCGTATTTTGCCAAACAGTGACGAAGAGAAGCCCTACTTCGTTGAAGTGTCCACACACTTTATGCCCATCCGTAAAAAAGACGGCGGCTATGCAAAGATCCCAGTCCGTTGCTTGGCTGATTTTGAAGAGACTTGCCCGATCTGTCAGGCTTACACCAAAATGGTTAAGTCAAAAGATCAAAAGCAAAAAGACGATGCCGCTTGGCTCCGCCCTTCCACAAAGTTCTTGGTCAACGTGATCAATTATAACGAGCGCAAGGTTCAACCCTACGCAATGGCGGCCAGCGTGTTCAACGCAATCTCTGGTTGGATGGAAGAATTTGGTTCACCTATTTATGACCTCGACGAGGGCAGAGATTTTAAAGTTATCAAGAAATTGAAAAACGGAAAAACGGAATACGAGGTTCGCCCCTCTCTTAAGGACACCGCTGTTCCCGACAAATTGAAAGCCCTCGTTGAAGGTTCTATTGACCTTGAGACCCTCTATCAAGAGAACGAGAAAAAGAAAATGCTTGAGTACACATCGACTCTTGAACTCGACGAGGACGATGAGGCTGAAGAGGAAGAAGAGACTCCTAAGGCTAAAGCTCTGGCGGCAAAAGCTAAACTCAAGGCCCGCAAAGATGAGGAAGAGGATGAGGACGAGGACGAGGAGGAAGAGGCTCCAAAGTCTAAGTTTAAGGCCAAAGCTAAAGCTAAGGATGAGGATGAGGATGAGGATGAGGATGAGGATGAGGACGACGAGGACGAGGAAGAGGAAGAAGAGGACGACATCCCAGAGAACAAGCTCGGCAAAAAATCCAAACTTGTTGCCAAAGGAAAATCTAAAAAGTCACGCGATGAGGATGAGGACGACGACTTCGGCGTAGACCTGTCCGACGACGACCTCGA